AGGTATCATAACTGCTGCTCTACCATTCTCGTCTACTATACCTAAACTCTCTCCGTTTTCCACTCTTTCAATTAGTTCGTCAAAACGTTCTTGAAACTCTGCCACTGTGAAAACTTCCATTCGGTTTTTTCGATATTTATACTATAGCATCACTGCCCATAAATGGCAAGATCAGCATACTCAATCTGCTCAGGGTCAAGTTGAGCGGTGACAACTTCCAACACATTCATAAACTCTTCTACAGTATCACACTCAACCAAACGCTCGCTGCCCTGGTCGCTGAGGAGAAGGAAGGTGCGGGTGCATACATCAATCACAATGCCCTGGACGGTTTCTTGTGCAGTGCTCATGGGGTGGTTTCGTCGATTACCCCCATATTATAGGGCAGCTGGGGGCGGGTGTCAAGGGGTTTGGTCGGTCGATCCTTCAATTATATTCATAGGGTTATCCATAGGTCTTATCTGTGCTGGCACAACTCCTTGTTGAAGGGCTGAAATATAAAGTTGTTGATTTTGTTGGTTTGCCCTTACAACTTCATTTCTAAAACTTTCTACTGCTCCTCCAGTTTGATTTGATTTTTGTGCGATTTCTACTGCCATAAAAGGCATCCAAGCAACAGCACAACCCCACTCATCCACTGGTTCTCCGGTGTTAGGATTTGTCCCTCTCATTTGAGTATACCAAGAACACTTAAGTCCGATACAATCTTTTTTAATCAGTGGGCAAAAGTTGCCTGGTTTGATTTTCATTTTATTATCAATAAGTAGGTTTTATTGGCCAATTTGAGTCGGTTGGATTTACAACAAGTTGTTTGGGGTCCGTAATACTTTCTGGTAAATCTCTCAATAATTGACGGTAATTTTTCCAAGAAATTTTTTGTTCTTCAGTAAATGAAACATCAGACATTTGAGTCCAATCGCAATCAGACAATCTTTGATTTCTCAAAACTCTCAACTCTTCCCAATAGTCTCTTGCTGCTTCAATTGCATCAAGTTCATCTTGAAGAATTTTCTTTTCATTATTAAAATCTGCAACTGCCTGTTCAAAAATTCCAAGATTTTCTATTCTTTCATTTGGTGTTTCATCATTATACTCTACTTCACCCCAAGTATCATACCATTGAAGAGCATGAACATTTGATGGAATCCAGTTTAAATCTTGTTGAATATCGAGTAGTCCATTATTATCAATCGCAATATATTTGTCTCCAGGAATAATCGTGAGTCTCATTATTCTCCTTCAGGTAATTTTTTAATGTAATATTGATTCACAATGACAAAATATTCAGTAATTAAATTAACTAAGTATATAGTATCAATTTCTAGAAGCAATAATTAAATCTACATATTGAACTGCAAAGTCCATTGATGCCCCAGAGAATGATGCAGATCCACTCCATGATGGGTTTGTAAATGTGTGACTGTGAGCATTCATTGAAACGGAACCAGACCAGGATGGATTAGTAAATCCGTGACCATGAGCGCCACTTCCGCCAGTAGCAGCAGTAGATGGAGTAACAAGAACTTGAGTACCACCCCCAGCAAATCCTTGACTTCCACCACCTCCATTATCAATAAGAAAAGTTCCTGTAGTAGTACCATGACTATGTGATGGCATCTCCGCAGTAGACAGAGTAGTATTGCTTACACCTCCACCAGAGTTAGATCCAGAAACAGAACCAGTAACAGTTGTGTTTGCAATACTTCCTCCACTATTAGAACCAGAAACACTCACAGACCCTGATGGAGTTCTTGATGCGAACACTGAAGTAAATGCTGTACTTCCACCAGAACCAGCAGCACCACTCACCACTCTCAATGTTTTATCATTATGTGTTGTTTGTTTTGTCCATCCAGTCGGTGCTGCTGTTTGTTGAAACAACATTAATGTTCCTGATGGAAATGTTTGTGTAGAATATGTAGTAGAATCAACTGATCCGTCTGCTTTTAAAAATTGACTTGAAGTTCCTCCAGATTTAACAAAAGAACCTGCGGTAAGTGCATTTGTGCTGGGATTATAAGTTAGATCTGCATCAACTTTAACAAGATTATTTCCAGAAGTAGCATCAACAAAAGTTAAGTATCTCGAAGCATTTGTTGAATCTAAATTAATTCCAATAGAAGTTGCAGATCCAACGTTTGCGGCTGATGCATTAATCCAAGCAGTCTTTGTTCCATCAGAAGATAAAATTTGTCCAGATGATCCAAAAGTATTACTACCATCAAAATATTTTCCAATAATTCGAATATCTTGAAATGTAGAAATACCACTTGAAGTTATATTTCCAGTCACATTGCCAAGTATATCGCCGGTAATATCGCCAGTTAAATTACCAATTACATTGCCGGTAATATCGCCAGTTAAATTACCAATTACATTGCCAGTTAGATCTCCTGATATACCCGCATATGCATTAATTTTTTCATTGAAAAAAGTTTCTTGCCCGAAATATTGACTGTTGCTCATGATATTGCATCAACGACCGTGTTAATTACGTTGCCAACAATTCCACTTACCGCATTATCAATAAAGTCAATACCAACAAAACTTCCAGAGAAAACTTTTTTTGTAAAATCAATTCCAAGTAAAGAAGGAATGTTTCCACTAGTTCCTTTTATGTCTACTCGTTGACCATCAATCATGATGCGACCAGCACCACTCTTCATTGTGATATTTCTTCCTGCTTTGAAATGAATATCTTCTTCTGCTTCAATCATAATATTGGTCGCATACAAACGAACCATTCCGTTTGCTGATATGGAAACATTTCCATTGTTACCAATGATTACAACGTCTTCTCTTCCTTCAGGATTTTTAGAACCGCCAGAAATTTGAATGGTTTGGTCATTGTAAATTGAAAATAACCCACCACTACTTAAACTAATTGAAGATTGGTTATCTCCACTATCAGTGACACCATAAATTTTATACACATCCGTACCACTCAACCCCATCTGAGGGTTTGCAGTATCAATCCTGAAGTTTGGATTAAAACTAATAAGTTGTCTTTTAAAAATGTTTTTATCTCTTTCTGCCATTTTATATCGGGCAATCTATGGATGTTTGCACCTCTTGTGCAAAAAGATTTGCTGAATTGGGAGAATTAGGATCTGCATCCGGAGAAGCAGGAATAGGTCCAGTCTCTTTGAGTGCTCCTATGACGGGGCGTAAAATTGCTCCAAATCCAGTATCTGATTCTATGTTAAGTCTAGGTAGACTATCGACGATATTATTTAGAGGAATGACTTGAGAGATACGACCATCAACAATCTGAGAGTTGTATTCATTTCCAAGATTGTCAGTGACAACTGCATCTTCATATCCACCTCCACCATCTTCAACCAATACTCGCAAGACAGAAAACTCTGCAAGGTTACCAACAGAATAATTTTCACCCTCAGAAACCATATAAATGGATTCAACTTGACCACTATCATTAATAAGTGCTCTTGCTACTGCACCATATCCTTGATCTGCATCATCAATAATTTCAACAAATGGCGAATAAGCATAACCAGATCCAGGATTCGTCAATTGAACTCCAATGATACTTGCAGTTGTATTCCCATCCGGATTTGTTACAAGATTTCCAAAGATAGGAATTGCAGATGCTCCAGATCCACGCCCACCAAAAATGTTGATAACTGGCGGGCTTGCAAATTGTAGAGCACCTGTAAAGCATTCTGTTACGGAATTAATGTCTACACCAGAACTAATGATATTTGTAATATCTCTAATGTTTCCATAAGTATTAACCAGAGAAGATGCAGTTGATGAAACCGAACCGGAAGGTCCTCCACCAACCGTCCACTCATTTACAAGTCCTTTGTAATTATCTAAACTTTGATTGCAGGCAAATCCAGCACCAAATTCAGACAACAACCCAATCGCTTCTCTCAAAATGTTTCCCAAATTGAAATTAGAGAAGAATTGAAGAAGTTTCTCAACTGCCGACAAGGGACCATCAAATAAAGTTTCAAGCACACCAATGATTGAATTTAACAATGTGCCAGCAAATTGATCTGCAGCACAACTTACAAAGCGGTCTACATTATTGACGGTGGAGTTTAGAATATCGAATACTAAACTCTTCATACTTTCAATTGCAGCACCAGCAATACATCCAAATGCTTCTTCAAGTGCCTTAACTGGCAAAACCATTGTTTCTTGTGCAGCGACACCGGCAAGATGTGCTGCAACTGGATTACCAGTGGCTGCAAGAACTTGAGAAAAAACTAGTTTGTAAAGCAAATCCAATCCTTGTTTTAAAAGACCTATTAGACCAGGAAAATCTTCATTTCCATAAATTAAAAAATTAAAAAGTCCACCAATCAAATCATTGCATAAAGTAACAATTTTATTTGCTGCTTCACGAATTGTTTGCGCTATTTTTTCTACGTTTCCTTGAAGATTTTTTAATTTACGAAGAAGATTTTTGACAATTGATTTGATTTTATCAACTCTTGTATTCTTAACAGTATTTGCTAATGGAATTTGGTTTCCAATTGCAAAGTTTTCAGAAAATACTTGATATCCAACTCTCTGTGCTATTTCTGCTGCTTGCTCTTCAGTGACGCTTGCAGGCGATGGATTGGAATTTTCTTTTACTTCATTTGATTGAATTGGAGTAACTTTTGCCTTTTCAACTTTACTAGAATATCCAGTAAAAGGAACAAATGGCGACTGATAAGTTTTTGAGGGAACAGAAAAACTTCTGCCAAATGTTGCCAGAATTACAGGAATTTGAGCATTATCGCCATCCAAAAAGAATCCAAGAACAGTATCGCCTGGTTGAAGTTGCACACCAGTCGCTACATTTGCAGCACCACTTCCTGCTGTAGTTGGAATTAAACATTGTGCCCAAGGAAGGTCTTCATTAGGAAGTTCTGCTTCACTATAAGGATGATAACCAATAATTCTTACTTTAAATCTATTTCCCCATCCCTTACCATCTACTTGACCATTCATATCCTCGATAGGAGGAATCTGTCCAATCCACCATCGAAAACCGTCTCTACCGATAAAATTACTTTTAAGAAGTGATTCGTCTATCATTTATTATGCCTTCTTGTTAATTCCAAAAGTGTCTCTGATTAATTTCATAGAAGTATATGAACGATTCGCATCAAAGTGATGACACAATTCCTTAATCATATATAGACCACTCGTTTCAGTGTCATATTCCTTCGCGTCCGATTGTGTAATCTTTGGAAAACGACATTCAACTACGTCTCCAGCTCTTAAGTTTGTATTGGATGGTACAATAATACTCAAAGTTTGAGTAAACAGAATATTATATCTCATTAAAGATTGAGATTGATATAAAGTTTGGTCAGAGTTAATTTTTGAAGAAACTTCCAAACTAGTTGCAGGATTCAATGTCCCCACATCATAAACTGCAGTAATAATTCTAGTTGGTACATCTCCCAGTGTTAAATCAGAACCATCAGATAGTGGTGGTAGTTTAATTTGACTGCCAAGATTATTTGACTTTCCAGCATAATCTTCAAGTTTAAACTTTCCTTCTTCTGGTTTAGAGAATGAAAAATCTAGTGGATTGAAAAACATTCGATGACTTGCATAAGTGCCAAGTTTAAGTTTTTCAATTAGATTTTGATTTTTCTCGATGTAATAATTTAAAATTCTAAAATCATTATTAACCTTGTCGTCATTTTCATCATATGCCTGATTGACCTGATTATAAGTATAAACAACACGGGTATCGTTTATATCTGTTCTGGGTGGTTGTGTAATCAATCCATCAACAGATCTAAATTGAAATCCATCCTGTGTTTGATAGAATAAAAATCCAGCAGTTGCACTTCCAGAAGATTGAGGAACTGCCTTTGATGCTAACCAGACTAAAAGAGTAAAGGGTTTCCTCAAATTCCCTATAAATCCATATTTGTTTGAGGATTTATCAATTGCACCTATTTTTTCGGTTTTAAGATAATTTGTTAAGATATTTTCTACAGAATCACTAATTGCACTATCAACCTTAAACTTTTTACCAACTCGTACAGTTTCATTTGTGATTGCTTCTCTAGAAACCAAGTGAAGTGTAAAACTTTCTTGATTGGTTTCCGAAATTACATCAGTGATACTTGAAACATATAAGTAATCTGCAACTCTTTTTGTAAAATCTAGTCCGGGATTTGTTGCAGAGTTGCCTGCAATTTTCATCGAAACTCTTTCACCACCTCTTAAAGGAAGACCATTATAAATTGACTGCCTTCCGGTGCCATTCTCTGCAACAATTGTGTTTCCGGTGTTGATGACTTTTATTTTTGCAGTAATAGTTGGAGAGAAAATATCCTCATAATAATCAATCGAAATAGCACCTGTTGAAATGTCAATCGTTCGACTACGGTCGCTCGATTCTAAAATTAACTCTTCATATATGGACTTTTGAATTGACATTATACGTATGCTAAATCTAAAAGAAGTTTATTCTTGATAAAGTTATTTAACAGTTGAAAATCACTGATTGGAGACGGTGACATATCTCCACCACCAGATGCAGGAGTAATGATATTCTGCTGTTGTTGAGGTTCAATAATCATAATGTCTTGACCCTTTCTTTCCGGTGTCAGTGATAATGGCACCATATTTGTTTGCTGTGGTGGTGCAGACATTTGCACTTCAGATGTTGTGTTAAATGGTGCAAATTTACTATATTTGTTTAGTGGGTCAAATTTACCAGTTAAAGTACCACCATTCCATCCAGTTCCAGTTTCCCAGTGCAAATGAGGTCCACTAGTTCTTCCACTCATTCCAACTTTGCCAATTACCTCACCTTTTTTAACTGGACCACTGCGTTTATATCCAGATTGCATATGCCCATATAAATGGTAAATTCCAAGATTATCTCTCATTACTAAAAAGTTTCCCCATCCGTTTTCATAATCAGAATCAACAATAACACCATCAGAAACAGCCCTTAATGAGGTGCCTTGTTTAACTGCTAAATCGGATCCACCATGTGTTCGTGTCCCCCTTAATTCCCCATACCTACTTGTTATAATTGGGGTAATTCCTCTAGATGAAACTGCCTGTGTAGATTGTTGAGAAGTCTGAGCGGGACCTCCTTTTCTTTGCATATCTAGAGCATCTCCCGCTGTTTCAGGTGATATACTAGCTCTATTTCTACCAACACCAGCATATCTAGATTGCCCACGAACTCTACCAGCTTCAGGATATTCTAGACCAACTGAAGCAAATTCTCTTGCCAATTGTTGAATAGCTAATCTTCTATTATTTGATTTTCCATTAATATATGCACCAATTTCTGGTCTCTTTACATCAATCAAATAATCAAACAGTCTGTTTTGAGTTGCAGAATTAAACTTAGCATTTAATGGAATTTTAGTATGTCTAACCGCACCAGCTAAAGTGACGGGAATAAATTGATATTTACCAACTGCAAAAACTCTATTTTCTTTTTGAGCTTGCATAATTTCACCAACTGTCATATCAGTTAGGTTTTTGCCAAAAATAGATTTTGCACCACCTGGAGTATCACCAGCATTTCCCCTATTAACTGAATTAAGTCCACCCTCACCCTTTACAACTAAGGATGCCAATTCGGGATATTTTGTCCCACCCCCTGAAGTCACGGTGCCACCACTGTAAGGTGGTGGTTCTGCATAAGCACCTTCATTAGTTTGCTGTGTGCCCACTTCAGGAATCTTTTCTCCACTATACTTACCTTCTGTGAGTGGAGTTGTTAATAGTCCAAATGCTTCTTCAATTTGACTTGTAAGGTTTTCCATCGTAAAGTTCAAATCACTCATTGCAGTTTTGACACGGTTTGAAGTATCAAAGAAATCAAACTGCAATAGATTTTGACCAAGTGCTCCTAAAATATTTCCAACATTAACAAACAATCTAATGGTGTTATTAAAAAATCCTGAAAGAATTTGACCTGCTTTTTGAATTCTTGCAACAAACTCTTTACCCATTGCAATCCAAGTCGGAAGATTATTCATCAACCACCCAGCAGATAAGTATCCAATAAATCCTAAAATTCGATTAAAAAACCCCCCCACGCCTGCTGATTGAGTAAGTTGTTGAGGACCACCAAGACTAATAGCAACTCTTGGCGCTTCAAGTTCATCCTCAAGCATCATTCTTTTTTCATTTTCTTCTCTTCTTTTTCTAAAAAGATTTGTCTGTGCAAATGATTCTCTTTTAACTTTAGTTCTTTTTAGAATAACCTGACCAATATTTTTTACAGAGCTTCGTGCTTCAGTGACTTTCTTTTGAGAATCACTTGCCGAAGTCGTAACTTTTTTTAAATTTAGAGGAGATGCTACTACCATATCACATCACCACATTATAATTCATTTGTGAATAAAGCACATAAAAATTATCAGTATTGGAAGATGGTATGAATGGCACATCAGTCAATGGTTCTTGTTGTGCTACCATTGTTTGTGTTCTATCTCTACCACCACCTGCCATAATAATATTTGCCTTTGCTTCAGGTAATGTTCCAACAGGAGTAGTTGGTTTTGGTGGTGCCTGCATGTTTGCCGCTGGTTTTTCTTGAATCAATCCTTCGATATTTAATGTTCCGTAAGGAGATGCTGTTTCTTGTGCTAAAGGTTGTGCTGGTGCCTGTAACATATTTGCAGTATCCACACTGAATTTCATTTCAGATGCTGGCGGCATTGCTGGTGTTTGTGGTTGTGATGGAGACACTTTTGCTGCTGTTGGTGTTGGTGTTGGCGCATTATCTTTTTTCTTACCCAAGAATGTTCCTTCAAAAGCACCATACTCTCTTGCCAACTCCAAGTGCTATAGGAGCAAAAAGTTTAGAAGCAACATTTCCAGCTCCCCTTAAAACTCCTTGAGCACCTTTTCCAATATTTCCAATTCCACCTAAAAACCTTCCCAAAGGTCCGCTTCTACTCAAAACTCTTCCACCACTTGTAGTAATGGGAGTCCTACCACCAGCACCTGTAATTGCTCTTGCTGCCCCTCTACCAAGTCCAAGCAACCCACCAATTGCTGACCCTGCTAATCTAAAAGGTGCTAAAGCAATTCTAGCAACAAGTGCCCCCAATCTCAATGTTAATCCAGTAATCGTTCTCATTAAGAGACCGAATCCTATTTTAACAGCAGCAAAAGCACCTATTGCATATAAAACATTCTTAATAACATTATTCTTAATTTCTTCAAGTTTTTTACTATTTCCTTCAGTCAGTGCTTTTAAGGTTTCAATACCTTGATTTGTAAGCCATCCAAAGAATAATGTTGTCAGAGACCCCATAATACGGTCAAACAAACTTGTAATGGTTTGTTGAAGTTTGAGTATTGGTCTTGCAAGTGCCGCTTGAATTCCTCTTTCAAGAGCACTTTCTTTACCAAGACGAATTTTACGCTCTGCTAATCTTCTTTCTTGTTCTTGCTCTTGCTTGAGTTGATTTTGCTCAACAGCACTTTCTGCTTGCAATAATTTGGCAGTGTTTTGCACTCCCTGATTTAAGTCGGTGACTTGCACACGAATCACATCAAGACTCTGCTGAAGACCGCCAACTGTTTGTTGAGTTGTTTGAATGCTTAAGTCTTGTGCTCTATCAACTAAACTAACTTGAGGTCTAACTACAATTGCTGTGCCAGTAGTGGCGCCAGCACCGCCACCTCCTCCACCTACTCCAGCACTACCTCCACCGCCAGAGACTACACGCCCACCAAAAACAGTTCTTGGGAGGGTTGTAATTCTACCTAAAGAAAATTTTTGAAGGGTAATTCTTTCTGTGCCAGTATAATACCCACCACCCGGTTTTTCACCTGTTTGTGCTCTTAAACCAGCTTCTGCCCTATCCATTCGCTTGATTCTTCAGGGTTTCCTCTTCAATATATTGTTGGAGAAGAGTAATATAAACCTCCCTTTCCCAAGGAATCATATTTTCCAACTCTGTTAATGAATATTTATGGTGCTGAATCAAGGCAAAGTTTGTCTTGTAGTATGATGCAAGGTCTTCGTGCATCATTCCTAGGCGAAAAAACTTGTTAGACCCTCCAATACTACTTCACTTTCCACTTCAGTATTTGGATTTGTAACTTTAATAGTATGAGAAAGTTTAGGCATTGTTTCAAAAAACTTTTCAATGTCTTTAAACTGTTGAGAAGTTAGTTGCTCAAGAAATTCCTTAAGTTCTTTTTTTGTTACATCAGAAGATGACCAAGACTCTTCTTCACTATAAATCTGCTCAATACAAGAGGTAATCATATCAAATGTTTCATCAACAGAAATTTCAGATCCAGCAATAAAATTACTCTTGACAAATTCTTGCATTGATGGATATCTCATTCTCAAAGTTAAACTATCATCAAGTTTGATATCTCTCGAATGGTCTTCTCTAAACTCAACTTCAATATCATCTAGATTGATACTTACAGGAACTTGTGTATTTCCATCATCGGGACAAGTAATTAAAACATCAACGGTTTCACCAACAGATTTTCCACGAATGTTGAGGAACAAATATTCAATATCAAAAGTTGCAAGTTGCTCAATCTTAATTCCACGAGTAACAATGCAATTGCCAATTACTGTTTTTACTGCTTCAGCAATTTGCTTTGGGTCTTCACTTTCCATTGCAATGATTAAAACCTTTTCTTCCTTCACAAGAAATGGGCGATACTTGATACTTTTCTTTAGAGAAGGAATTTCCAACTCATAGGTCGGTGTTGAAATTTTTGGTAAAGGCATAATAACCTATAGAAACGTCAGTAAAGTTATTTAGAAGAGAGTTTCTGAGTTCGCTTGTGTAGATAATGGATTTGAAGATAAAGAATCTGATGCTGACTGAAGTGCTTCGCTATTGCTTACTCCAAAAGTATAAGTTTCCTGAGATGCTCGGAAAACATCCTCTGCAGATTGTGGAGCCGATGGAATATTCTGCGGTTGAAGAGGATTGAGATTATTATTATTTCCGATAACAAATTGATTAAAGGAATTTGTTGCTCCAGCAATATAACGATCGTATTGAAAAGAAGCAGAAACTTTTAAAGTATCTGATGACGTATATGAAACAGGAACTGAACTTATGTTTAATGGAAACAACCCTCTAAAATTATATACAATCTCCCTTCGATAATCCCTATCAAACTTAACTATTCTAACTTGATTTGCCTTATAATATTGGGGGTATTGCATTCTCACAAAATAATTACTGACATTTTGACTAATTGGTGCGTTTTCACCAATAAGACCTTGATTATTAAAAGACCCACTGGCAATAAATTCCATCCAACATTCTAAAAAGTTAAGCATTTGATAATCACTATCGACATAAAAATCTAGAGTGATTTCTGAATAGATTCTAGAGCTTGCAAACTTTTCTTGAACTCCCATATAATTTCCATCAACTGTAAAAGATCCTAATGATGTTGTTGGAAGCACAGCAGAGTAGCATAACAGACCAGCGCCTTCAGCAATAAATCTGGGATTGATTCCCCTTCTAGAAAGGTAAAACATCAACTCTGGAGGCAGCATTCCAAATTGCACTTCATAATGAGAAGTTTGTGCAAGATTGGTTAGCAGTGGTTTAATATCCGATATTCTGCGAGGAAATGCCACTCTAAATACCTTATACGAGTCTTATATTATTAAGTATTTAGATGTCATATAAGGGAAAATATAAACCATCGCATCCTGAAAAATACAACGGAGATCCTACAAATATCATTTATCGATCTCTTTGGGAAAGAAAGTTTTGTGTCTATTGTGATACGAATGAAAAAATAATTGAATGGTCATCAGAAGAAAAAGCAATTCCTTATCGGTCACCAATCGACGGAAAGATACATCGGTACTTTCCAGACTTCCTTATTAAAGTCAAAGAATCTGATGGTAGTATTAAAAAATATATGATTGAGATTAAACCCTCAAAACAAACAGTGCCTCCCCCAAAACCAAAGAGACAAACAAAGCAATACATTGCAGAGGTTTATGAGTATGCTAAAAATCAATCAAAGTGGGAAGCAGCAAGAGAATGGTGTGCTGATCGTGGGTATGAGTTTAAGGTAATCACCGAACACGAATTGGGAATTAAGTAATGCCAAGAAAGACTTTACAACAAAGAAAAAGAAGTCGTATTACCCTTCTTGTAAAAAATCTGCTTGGGACAGAAAATGCTAATGATATTATGAATAAATTAAAGACTATTTTACCAGAAACTGTAGGACCACCGAAGGCAGGTAAGTTTTATATTTTTGTATATAACGCAAAGACTTCTGGAGTGAGATATGACCAAAATCCTTTAGTCGCAGTTACAGAAGTTTTTAATTGGGGATTTAGAGGAATCAATTATCACTGGGGAGAAGTGCGCCAATACACTTGGGATGAAGTTGCAGGTGCTGTCTATGAGGTCTATAGGGAAGAAATAGATGACTTAAGGCGATTGCCTTTCAGCAACATTCTAACTAAATAGTTCAAAAAATAAATGTCCAAACCAACAGTATTCAGATACCCATTAGGTCTCATAGATCAGAATACTGACTATGTAAAAATTGATGCTTATAAGTATCGTCCTCCAGGACTTAATGTTCCTACACAGCAAAACTTTTCTTTTGCTCAAAAAAGTTCTGATGGACTATATGATAGTTTGGGTGCAAAAGAAATAAGAGGGACTATTATTTTACCCATTCCACAAAGTATGCCTACCAACACACAATCTGCGAGTTGGTCTGAAGGTAGAATGGGTCCAGGAGCAACTTTAGGATTGGGAATAGCATCTAAAACTATAGAAAGTAAAGATTTTTTTAGTAATTTGGGGTCAAGTTTAGCAGCAGCTGCTGTTGGTATCAGCAAAGCTGCACAAACAACACTAGGTCAAAAAGGATTGCAAAGTTTTTTTGCTGCAAAAGGTGTTGAACAATTGCTAGGGCAAGATGGTCTATTTAATGATGTTTTAGCAAGACAAACAGGAGCAGTATTTAATGAAAATATTGAATTGTTATTCAGAGGTTTAAATCTTCGAGCACCATTTCAATTTGCCTTCGATTTGGCGCCAAGAGATGATAAAGAAGCACAAGTAATTCGAAATATGGTCATTTTCCTTAAAAAAGAAATGGCAGCTAGAAAAGGAAGCCAAACTGGAGCAGCTGCTGGATTATTCTTAACTGCTCCAAGCGTTTTTAAAGTTCAATATATGAGTGGTGGAAAACCACATCCATATCTCAACAAGTTTAAAATTTGCGCCCTTACTGATTTAGCACTTAACTTTACTGGGTCTAATACATATGCAACCTATTCTGACGGAACTCCAGTGCATATGAGTTTGGGATTAGTAAAGAATTTATTCCGTAGAGTTAAACTTCGTGACGACTTACAAAATGTCTTCACTATCTTTGACAAATATCAAATTCCAGATGGTTCCAGACCAGAGTTGGTCGCACAAGAACTTTATGGAAGCGTTCAATATGATTGGGTTGTGATTGTATCTGCAGGAATTACAAGACTTAGAGATGAATGGCCACTTTCCGATAAACAAGTCTATGATTATTCGGAATCAATTTATGGAAGTGACTTAAATGAAATTCATCATTATGAAACCAAAGAAGTCAAAGACCCAGAAGATCGTTTAATTTTACCTTCTGGTCAAGTTGTTGATGAAGACTTTAAAGTTTATTATACTTACGATGGAAATCTTTATACAAATGACGCAACAGCACTTGGAGAAAATGTCATTCGCATATCAGACCCAATTGTGGGTGTGAGTAATTATGAATATGAAGTCAGAAAAAACAATGATAAAAGAGGTATCTACGTATTAAAACCAAGATACCTCCAACAAGTTATTAATGATACAAGAAAAGCGATGATCTATGATAGGTCATCGCAGTATGTGAATGATAGATTAATTAAGACTGAAAACACAAAGGTTTCAATTCCATTTTAAAGGAGGAGATTTCTCTCCTCCTCATACACATCAGTCTTCGGCAAGTTTTGCGAAGTACGAAAGTGCGTCATCATCCTCATCTTCTTCCACTGGAGCAGCAGCACGACGAGTGGGTTGAAGATTATTCAGTTCGCTACGAAGACCATCATCAAGGTCCCTTGCAGAACCACGAGAATACTCTTCCTCGTTATCAACTTCTTCATCGAGACGCACAGACTTTGCACCAAGCACTGAATCAAGACGCTTCTTCAATTCTTCATAAGTCTTGAATTGGTCAGGAGCAACAAATTCGGTAAGAGAATACTGCTTCTTCCAGATTGCTTCCATTGCATCATCATCGTCCAGAAGAGCTCCAACCGAAGCAAACTCACTGGAATCATAGTTACGATAACCAGCAACACTCTTTGCCTTCAGTTTGAAGTTTGCACCTTGCCAGAAGTCAAAGGCATTAATCGGAGTTTCGTCCTCATATTCAGGTTGCATTGCTTCCATAATCTTATCAAAGATTTTCTTACCATACTTGAAGAGGAAGACTTTACCTTCGTTTTCAGGATTGGCAGGGTCTTTGACGACATAAACATTGCTGACATAAGTCAGTTTACGCTTCTGCTTACGGGCAACTTCTTTGCCAGCATCAGTGCCATTATTCCAGAGTCCAGAGTTGTGCTCGCACACAGGGCACTTTTGATTCACGGTAGTCAGGCACGTATCAATTAACCAACCACCAGGACCTTGAAATGCGTGACTATAAACTTTGACAAACGGAATATCTTCCCCATTAGGAGCAGGAAGAAAACGGATTACGGCATAACCATTATTTGACTTATCTACACTCAACTTCCAAAAGCGGTCATCACTAGAACTTTCGGAGTTATTCATTTTTTCTACTTCTTTCACCAGTTTTTCGGTGAGAGAACCAAGTTTGGATTGCTTCTTAAGATTTTCGAATGACATAGGATTTTTAGGATACTTGGGATGAATTGGATTACTTGGATATTATAGCAAAAATGCTCTCAACCGTCAATGAATTGCTTGAGAGATTCGATGGTTTTGGTCATACTGCTAAACAGTACTCCCATATCAGTCTCTGGTGGGAAACCCATCAGGGCAACTGATTTACGAAGATTCTCTTTCATCACAACCGCTTCTGGGTCATCCGAAAGAGACAATCTTGTATACATTACTCTCTGTTTTTCAAGTAACATTTCAAGTCTTTCAATATGCTCCAGTTTATCTTCACGGGACATAACACCAAAAGTCAAAATGCTTCCATATATACTCTCTTGTAACTGATTGATTTCTTTCAGTTCTTCCTGAATAATATCAGAATCAAAAAATTTACTCATTGATAATTTCCCGTAAAATCTTCTTGAATTGAAACACATCAATATTTAGAAATGGATTGTATTTTTTCATTTTTAAACTGACGGTTTCCCATACCGGATCTGAAAGTTTCTTATCAAACTTTTTCCCGAACAGGAATATTTTATCATAGATGATTAGAGTTTCAATAGAAATCTTCCCGCTCAGGAATCTTTTTAGAACGGGTGGATGACCTTTGGAACAGTTCAAGGCATCCTCTAATTTTGTTTCCAAGAACAATTCGCTGCTTTGCTCTTTGAACAAGTAAGTCAAACTCTGTTGTCTCCGCATCCAATCTGCGTATTTCCTTTCGCCAGAATTGATAATTTCGCCAATCCATAAATTACTCGCGTTGTCTGCCTCTACAAAATTTGATACTAAAAAATCTACGACTTCTTTGTCAGAGTATTTGCGACTTGTTTTCTCGAACCAATATTTATCGCGCCTCTTATTAAAGGAAGCAATACTGGCACGGGTCTTCGCACCATACTTGAAGAAATCGTATTTTGGATTTGTAAAATGATTTTTAAGTGACAGATAATGTTGATAAGTTTCAAATGGAGTCACAATCATAGAGGCAGTTTTGCACGCGAGGTCCGCTTCATAAAGTTTAAACTTATCGCATCATATTTCAACTTTTCTTTTAGAGGTTTTGAAATAAGTTTTGTAACTGACTCAACTTCAAGACTATTGATCTCACAATAATGACAAATTGCGTCAATATAATTGAAGTTTTCTTCAATTACAATTTTCTCTATTTCTAGAGCAAACTTTGAAGGAGTAAGAAACTTATTTTCTATGACTTGTTCTAATTCTTTATTTGGTTCCATAGATCTCCAGTTTATCTCTAACAAACTTTCTAATGTATTCGGTGAGAAGTTTGATGTATTTTGATTTGTCATATTCTTCATAAACGACGCATTCTCCATTTTCACAAGCCATGATGATTACAAGTTTTTTGACTGAAATACCAGTCAGTTCATATAGCATACAACCATATGCCATACATTGAACAAAATAGTGTTCAATCCACTCGCGTGGTTTTGGTTTTTTAGAAGTCTTAAAGTCAATTATTGCTAACTCGCCGTTATATTCAGCGATACAATCAACTGTCCCAGCAATACCCAGTTGCTTACTATATAGGGACCCTTCAAGGGCGTAAATATTATTTATGCGCTTTATCTCCGTTTTCGCAATCTTAAAAAGAAAATCCGCAATCGGCGCAACAGACGGCAAATCTTGATTCTTAAGGTAGTGCTCCGTAAGAGAATGCATATCCGTGCCGCGAGAAGTCGCCGCTTTAGTAATCTTATCAGCTTCCTCCTCACCGACCTTTTTACGCCAATTGACAAAGATTTCACGATTAAAATGACTCGTAATAGAAGTAATGGATACTAACTTAAGGAGTTTTTCCTCATCTGGCACAGAATAATATCTTACACCATCAATCGTCTCACGCTCCAACTTTGGGAGTTCAATATCAATATGATTAAACATCAAAAACCAGCATCCATTTTCGCAATAATGTATTCTTTGACAAGTCCAGAACGAACAATATCGTCTACACCAAATTCAATTATATCAAAAGATGGCATTTTACGCAATACTGACATAAAATCTACAATACCATTACGCTCATTTGTTTTCTGTAAGTCTGATTGAGAAGCATCACCACAGAAACAAATCTTGGTATTCTCACCAACACGAGTAATGATGGAATCAAGTTCGTGGAAGTTTAGATTCTGAAACTCGTCCACAATAATGATTGCATTATCAAGAGTCGTTCCGCGAAGAAAAGAAGTTGACCAGAACTTAATTGTTTCTTGCGACTTTAAGTTGCCATAGAGCATCTCAAATTCAGAATCACTAGGCATCTGGAACATATACTTCACCATATTCTTATAAGGAATCTGGTAAATATCTGCCTTATCTTCGTGAGAACCAGGAAGGAAACCAATTTCTCTTGTCGCAACTAATGAACGAACAAGATAGATTTTCTCATAAGGAGTTGATTCATCTAGAACGTCAGCAAGAGCATTGTAAAGAGTAATAAAGGTCTTACCCGTTCCAGCACACCCGTAGGCAACTAGATGTTTACCGTCAGTATAAGATTCAAACAAACGCTTTTGGTTTTCTGTAAGAGGGTCAATATCAACCAAGTATTCTGCACTTAGAGGTTTTCTCCTCTTCATTTGTTTTGCGGTCAGACCAACACCGATTGGTTGATCGTTGTTTCCTCTTTTTCTTCTTGCCATATTAGAGTTTTTTTACAGTTGAACCGGGCATTTTTTGAGCACGACCTAAGACATCATTCCACGAAGGATGTTTTTGAGTTAATTTATTTCTCCAATCTCCCACCTCACCAACATTCATTTGTGTTGGAATGAGTGGTTTGAGATGAGGATTTTCTTTGAGATATGGGTCCTTTTCTGCCATAAGCATCCATTTCTCAAAGATTTCACCAGTTTCAGTATTTTCGAAGCGATATGTAGGCATCAGTTATAATCTCAACATAAAATATTTAGACCCACTCAAGAGCTTCTGCAACTGTCGGGAATTGCTCAGAAAATACTTTTTTGCATTCAAGAGCAATATCCATATGCTCTTTTTGAGTACCATTGGCAGATCTAAGTGTTATGTAATGTATCCACGACCTGCAAGAACCCGTCATATAGATGCGTGTGGGCGTCGCTAAAGGCAATACAAATCTTGCACACTCTTTTGCTACACCTGCCTCTAACATTCGCTTGTAGAGGTTATTAGAGTGCTTAAACAATTCAGCAATTTCTGCCTGAAACTTAAGTTTTACATAGTCACCAAGATCATCTGTGGAGTTTTGACGATTCTTGGTATCTTGTTTACGAAGATCTGGAATAGGAATATTTTCGGTGATTAGATTTGTGTCAGCATACCTTTGTGAAAATTCCTGAAATGTAAAGGACCTGTGTCGAAGTATCTGAGCTGCGATACCACGGTTAGTTTCAATCTCAAGACTCATAGAAGATTGCTCAAACACAGACCAATGATTGTGCTTAATACAATAACGTAGCAAACCCGCATAGTTTTCAGAATCCTGATTCTCTGGATTACTAACTCTCGCAATAAACGCCATTGTTTGTTCTGCATCGGGAGTCACGCTGATAAGTTTTACAGTCATTTCTTTCCAAATCCTTTTGATGTTTTTGATTCAAGTTCTGCGATTTCTTCCTTAAGCGTTCGCAGTTGTGTTTTCATCTCTCTGATTTTTTCATCAGTATAAAGATTTTCTTGTTTTACCAATCTTTCTAAAAGTTTAATGAGTTCTCGTGCTCTACTGGTCATCTAAATCAGAATCCTCAAAAATTTCGTCGTAATCTAACACTGGTCTTTTTCTGACTTCTGGTTCTGTATACTTATTATACGCAGAAACATCAGAATAAACTTCTGCTTTCAGAGAATCAACCAAGAGTTCTAAATTACGAACAAGAAGTTTTAGTTTGTCTTTATCCATAAGTTACTATTCTCTTCAGGCATTTTACCATAAAAAAAGAGGGGCAGTCAACCCCCCGTTTCATTATGACTTGCTTAACAACTCCCTACAAATTCTTTTACAAGTTTGTTTTTCATCATCACACTCAATCAAACAATTAAAATAATCATTAACTAAGTCGTTCTG